GCCGCGTCTAATACAGCCGTATGCGTCACAGTACCCCATGAGCCAGTAGCCGTTGGAAACTCTACAGCAGCCGTATTGTCGATTGCACCAGAGACAGACGCATCAAAGGCCATAGCCTTGCGTGTGTAGCCATTACCTGAGACTTCTGTACCAGTGCCACCTGCGCCAGTAGCAGACGTGTAAAGGCCGATATAGACGGTTGCTGGTGGTGTGTAAGCAGAATTGCGAAACGCATGGTCTAACAGTTCGTTGCGTAAAAATGTAGTAAATGCCATATTAGTAACTTCCTATCTTTAGTCTTAGGCCAGAGCCACTGGCAGTTGATTTGCTGCTTGCGCTATTAACGCGACCTACAGCAGCAGTGTACAAAGCGGCCCAAGTCTGAGCGCGTTCATCTTCCTTTAAGTACGGAGCAGAGTGTAACAATGCGCCATACAGGTAAATGTCTGGGTGATGCGTCAACAACCAATTAGTTTCAGCAGAATCGCTCAGTGTAGGTATTTTAGCGTAATACATGAGGATTGCGCTATAGGAACCATCTGGTGTAGGCATTAACTCAAACTGTGAACTGTTAAGACTGTAGTTAGTTGGTGTGCCCGTAGAGTCATTTCTAGCGGCTCTGGTTGATTGCATAGTAGCAAGCGACATGAAGTTTAAGCTGCTAGTGCCAGAAGTCGTTAGGTGGAAGCGTATCGTAGACAGCCAATCTGTAGGTATACCCGTGAACTGGCTATCCACTGTAGTCTCTGCGCGAGTCTCCATGCGCCAGTGCCTAATCTCATTGTTGATAGAAGATTCAGCCAAAGAGATGAAATCAGGTATAGTAGCCGTCAGATCGTCACGGTTCAAGAAGTTGGCAATGGATGCCTTTAACTCTGTGAATGTTGAAATAGCCATCGTGGTTCCTTTAAGTTATGGGCTATTATACCCTAAAGTATTCAGTCATACCTATTGTTAGATAATAAGCCATCAGCCTCACTAATTCCTAGCAATGATAAAAGCCCTGCTAGAGACGTTGCTACTGGGTTGGTGGCTAGTATGTTAGTTGAGCCTATCTGATCTGGGTCAAATGCAGCGCCAAGCAATGATCTAGCCTTTGTGCCATCGTTAATAGCTATAATTTGCCCACCTTGACTTCTATAGGCTTTATTCCATTCATTTTGGTCTAAACCCCTTTGCCTTATGGTGTCATACATTCTTAAACTGTTATGCCCAATATCCCTAACATCATTAATAACAACACCAGACGCACCTCTTCTTCGTGCGTCTTTAGCTAACTCATTAGTGCTAACGCTTTCATTTCCATATAACGGAGATTTAGGGTTATATCCATCTATATCAAGCATCCTATCGCCATCAAAATAAACCTCTGGTGATGAAATACTATTCCACCTCTGACCAAATGCGTTAACTTTTTCAAAGTTATCAGTGTTTACTAAAAGTGGATATGATGTTGGCGAAGACTCTAAATTACCAGTATAACTTTGGGATATTTCTGGGGTTTTTCCTGACGCAAATAGTGAGCCTGCTTGAGTGCGATAACCAACATCTTCTGGGTCGATAGAAATAATACCTCTACCAGTTTTTTGATAACTCCCATCTGGCAACTGCTCCATTGCATTTTTCCCAGTATGGTAAGCCTTTTCAGTAAAATTCTGCTCAGTAGCCCTAGCCATGCGGCTGGCGTTATCCATAGGCAACTCACCAGTAACAATCTTCATTGCTGTGGTGTCTGGAAACCCTGCCTCAATTAACCTTAGTAGGTTTCTGTAAGCGTCATCACCAAGATCAGCCGCGCCCTCTGCAATATCACCAAGTAGACCTATAAACTTTCTTGCAGCAGCCATTAAAACGCCTCCATTAAGCCTTGCACACCCTTCTTACCGTACTTATAGCCAAGACCTGCAAGTGGTATAGCCGCTTCAGCAGCACCACCAATGGAGTTAAGCCAGCCTTCAAAAGAGTTACCAGCCTCACGCTGTTGTGCGCCTAGCTTCAAAGCATCCAATGCACCTACACCAGTAAAGTCCAGTACGCCACCAAGCACCCTAGCCATCTCTTGTTGCTGCCTATTTGAGTCATCACCGTACCGTAGATTAGACAGGTAATTACCTATCTGCTCTGAGTAGGTTTGCTCCCTTGGCATCATCTGGTCATCTGCGTACTGACCATAACGCTGCTCATCTGCTGCCATACGCTGCTGATCTAATGCGTCCCTCTGGGCCATTGCTGCTGACATTTCTGGAGTAATGCCTAAAACACCTAAACCATCTGTGCTGTACTGGCCTTCCATCTCATTAGCTTGGCTGTTAATAGACGCAAGAAGTCCCCCTGCTCCCAAACCTGCTGGCATTAGCTTAAAGTTGTTTTTCTCCCCATAGTCCATCATACCATCAAGCCATTGCTGATTAGTGCGCTGATATAACTTAGGATTCATTACTAATGAGCCGTTCTTTTCAGCCTCACTAAATGGTCTTGGTGTGCCTTTCTTTGGATTTGTAAATTTTTGGTCTAAATGATTAAAAACATCTGGGAACATAACTCTTGCTGGATACTGATTAAATAGCCCACCATTATAACCCAGAGTTTTTATGCCGTGAGTGTAGCTTACATTCTTATCCATTGGATCTACTGAAGCACCAATGTCAGCTTTAAAAGTAGTATAACCAGATGACCCTATAGGAACATTAAGAAGGTCTGGCTCTACAACATCATCACGAATTTGATTTCTTGATGGGAAGCCAACATCTCTAAACGCTGCCGAATCAGCAGTCTTTACAAACCTTGAGCGAACTGCGCCAGATTTTGTACCAGCAAATTCATTTCTACCCATTAATTGATCTAATACTTCTGGATGCTCAAGACCAAGCCAGTTTTTATATTTAACTCGCATTCTTCTATCAAAATCATCCACAGCGTGTTTTGGAATTGGAAGCTGCTGAAGTTGCTGAGTTGTTATGTTTGCTATTGGAGTAGCGAAATTATTAGAATCATCACCCATTGCGCTAAAAACACCAACAACAGGGCTATCAGTCTTGTTTGCTGCAAAATCAAAATTGTTTTGTTTGTTTTGTGCCATTGGGTTATTACTAGCCCAACCTAAACCAAACTTTTCCATAGCTTGAGCAAATCCAGCACCACCATCAACTTTCACATCTTCTGATAAATCAAATCCCTGTGAGTCTACTATAGTATGCCCAGTGTATGTCCTGTCACCAACTATAGGAACAATGGTATTACCCTGCAATGACTCTGGAGTTATTATCTTTCGCTCACCATAAGGGTTTATAATTCGTTTAGTTTCTTGTCCAAGCCTCATGCTTTCAGCTTCAACTAAAGAAGGATTTTCAGCTAATGCTTTAAGGTATTTTTTTCTGGCAGCATTAACATTTTTTGGCTCTGAAGCACTTTCTGATTTTAAGAATCCTGTTCTTAACAAGTTAACAACCTCAGAACCTTGCTCTATAATCCACTTAGGCACATCTGACTTAGCCATTATTGTTCAGCCTCAGAAGCACATACTTCACATACAGTAAGGCCACTCCACTCAATAACGTCTATTGACTTAAATTCTTGACTGCAAGCTGCACAAGTTTCTTTAACTTCTTCGTTGTTGCTCATAACCACCTCACAATAAATATAGACAAATTATAGCACAACTAAGCCAAACCTTTAATACCCCTAATCAACGGGCCTTTATGCTTCTTGTTGCGCTTACCTAAGTCACCTGATGCAAACACCTGTGCCAACTGTCTAAGTGCGTCAGCAGCCTCACTGTGTCCCTCAGACTTATCTGGTATGTGCGACCATCTGCTCTCACTGTTTGACCATTTACGCCTGTAAGACTTTAGATGATCTAGCCCCTTGGCACAGGTCACATCATCAATGTACAGGTACGGGAACAGGTCTGCTGTCTGCTGTATTCCCCATAGCAATTCCTGTATGCGTGGCACTATGCGCCAGCTAGATGATGGCATAAGTTCTCTGAGCATCTGCTTTGGTGACTTGTTGTTGAGTTGGCCCTGTCTTTTATGATCCGCATCATGGGGCAAGTAGTGCGTGTCAAAGACCAAATCAAGCGTCTGGAGCCATTTAACAGCGTGGCTGTATGGTTCGCCCCATGCTTCGTAGCAATTTATTAGACGCAATTCAAGCCCGATTTGCTGGCATACCCACACAAAACAACCATCTGACGATCCGATATCCCAAAAAGTTAAACATGGGTGAGTCTCCACCACAGGCATTCTACCTATGCGTCCATCAGTGTAGGCTTGGTTGATTTCACGCAGCCAGAATGCACCCTCTGGATACTCTAAGAAGTCACCTTCCCAGACATGACCGTAAGTGTCGGGCCTACGCTTTAGGTCTTCTTGACGCTCTTGTTCCAATACTTTAGGAAACCACGGGTTATCTGACCAGTTAACCTTAACCACCTTTGAATGGTCTGGAGCCTCTAGCCGTAGTCTTTTATGCGTTGCGCTATCCTTTGACTCTGGATTCCACGTTACCCAAACCTCTGAGCCTTCTTCACGCACCGTAGGCATTAGCTTACGCCATGCTTCTTCTGATACGCCTTCTGCCTCATCTATCCATGCAAGCAGCAGTTTGGCCTTAGATTTGATGCTGTCTAGGTTATGTCGTAGGCCAGCAAACACATACTTGATGCGTCCATCCTTTGATCTGATGTATCGCTCACCTATCTCATAGTAGTCATCTAGCCAATCAACTGACCTGATAGCCGCTTTTACTTCCTCTAACGATGACTCTTCTAACGAGTTAAGATGCTCACGCCCACAAAGTATCTGACCTGATATACCTGCTGTCCCATAGCGATAGCCCTCAACTGCGGTCATCAGACTAAAGCTGCGCGTCTTCCCACTACCCCTGCCGCCCCAAGATGCGCGTATCCTTGCTTCCCCTTGGAAGATCGGTACTAACTTAGGTGGCAGTTCTATCTGTCCGACATTCATTAAACGTCAAATTCTTTAGCGACCAGTTCGATCTTAGACTTAGGAGCCATAGAGCCATCACTGCTGATCTGGTCTACTACACTCTTCTCTGACAGGCCATGCTTGCCCATCAATAGCTTCACTAGGTTAGCATTCATCTCACCGCCTAGCCCACCATCCATAGCCACTGTGAACTGTGTTAGCTTTACCCTTGCTAATATCTCCGAAAACTCATCATGTCTTTGCGCCCAATCGTAGAGCGTAGACTCACTGATATCGAGCTTTAGACACAAATCCTGATGACTAGGAATTAGTCTGGTATAGGTACTCAGGTATGTATTAGCTTTGTCTAATAGTTCGGGTGTGTACTTGGTTGGTCTTGCCATGATTGTCTCCGCATATGGGGTGGACGTAACTTAATGGTTTATTATACCACTAATTTTAGATAGTCTTCTATCGTTAAACCAAGCTGTATAGCCTCACGCATATCATTAGCTGACCTGCGAGCCTTGCATATCCTGCGAGCCTCATCAGTCATTCGTTGCTCATTACGCCTGACAATCGCTGCTGCCTCTGATTTAGAGTAGTACGTTGTGCGGTAATGGTGCTGACTATTCATCCTAGCAATCCGTTTATAAACCATACCCAACAGACTAAACCGATTACTGCGCCAGTGCAACTGAGTATGCGTGTAGTGTAGTCACGCTTAACCTTCTTGGTGACTAACTGGCTTGATGCCAAATACTTGTAGTCTTTCATACCCACCCCATAATTTCATCGTGTGCCTGTGCCTGCACAAACTCTGGATTATCATCAGTCAACGCCTCTAGCTGCTCATCCGATAATGGATTGCCGTTAGCATCGTCTGCGCTTTCAATGTAAGCGTCTACAAAGTCTGGGTAATCTGCTGTGCAAATTCCAGCAATGGTGACGTTGGTTAATTCGTTTACGTTCATGCTGCACTCCAAAGGGGCCGTGGCCCCTGTTATTATTTTTTATAGCAAAGGTTCTTTACCCAAAGAGCAGCTTCTTCTTTGGTGTGAAAGATCAACTCCTGCCACCCCGTTGCCCAGTTATGGATGTAAAGAAATCCATCAGCATTGTCTTTAGCCTTCGTTGCTACCCGTACAAAATTTAAAGTTTCCATTTTATTCTCCGCTCTGTTTATGTTCCATCTCTGACCATGCCCTAAACAACAACTGTTGTAGCGTGGTAGACAGTTCCTTTAGCTCAACCAATGAGCATTTGTCAACTAACGTATTTTCTTTTGGGTGATTCTTATTGTGGATAGCCAAACCTATCGCTGCCATCTGGTCATCACTGACATT